GAGGGCGTCAGACCGGCTGTGCCTCAGTGCAGAGCATATCCCAAAAACAAAAAAAAGCCCCACCCAGCGGTGCGGCCGGGCAGGGCCAAGTCCGGGAGGAACCGGTCAGCAGCCGTCGCAGATCGAAGGCGGCGGCGGCAAATCGGGATAGAAATCGGGATGCTCGCTAGTAGTGAAAGATGTGCACCATAGGTGCCCCCACGAGCAGCGAGATCACGCAGATGATGAATACCAGCAACACGATCAGCAAATAGATGCGCTGAATGTTCCAGGGGATCGGCCACTGGAATATGGAAGCGACCCACACGATGATTGCACCGAGCAACACCAGGATGGCTGCGACCAGCACACAGTTGAGGACTCCGATCAGAATTCCAGCGATGCTCATGGTTTCCCCTCCGAAACACTCCTATTCTGTGATAGCGCCAGTGTGATGCCTTCGCCGGCTTTCATTCTGTCGCAGATATCGTCGTAGAGAACTTGCGCCTCATAGTTATCGCCGCAGATTACCTCGATCTTGACGATGTCGAACATGACACTGACCGCGACTTTCTTGCCGACGCACTGTGTTGACAATGTCCGCTCCCAGTTTGCCTCACGCGTCACGCGACGTCCTTGTCAGTTGGCCAGTCGATTCCCTCTTGGCGAAAGAGTTCTCGTAATTCGCGCCAACAGGCAAGACCGTGGCTCTTGTGCCAGATGCGCGCCAGCGGCCGCATCGGGAACTGAGCGCGCACAACATGCGCAAAGATGCACGCCATGAGCCAGAGAGCGCGCGCGAATGCTCTCACGCGACTTCTTCTTCTTCACTGACGAGCACCCAGTGCACCTTGCCCTTTCCGCTGATCCCGATCGCCTCGGCGAGCGCCGGACTTAGATCAATCCCCGCGTCGTTGCTCGGAACCTTGCCCGCGTTATTCCCGCTCCCTGGTGGCAATGGCGTTTTGTTTTTGTAGCAAGTTTCGGCAATCGGTCGCTGATCGCCAAACACATAATCGTCGTCATTCACCACCCACGGCCCTTTGTCCATAATCGGCGCGACTGCGCTCAATTCATTGTCGGCACCGAACACGCGCACGCCGCGCTCACGCACAGCCGCGTCGGTAATGTTGACCGGCAAGCTGACGTAGTAGTCGGTGTCGTTGAGATACGGCCCGCGTCCCTGGCTATCATAGGGCCCATAGGCGGAATATTCGTTGTCCGCCTCGCCGCCGAAAACGGTCGCGGTGATGTTCTTCTGATTCTCGGGAATGGGCGCAAGCTCGGGCGGAACTTCCGGCTCGTCCGGCTCGTCCGGCTCGCTCGGCTTGTTGTGGAATTCCTCGCCGTTGAGGCTGACAACAACGTCGCCCGTCATGCCGATCCGCATGCGGACGATGTTGCGGCAGCGCGCGTTGCCGTTGATCAGCGTGCCGTTGATCACCACTGCCACATCGCCCTCGACGCGGCCGACGATGTCAACGCGGTTCTGTTCCGTCGGCGGCTCGGGCAGCGGTTGCGGCGGCAATTCCTGATCCGGCGGCTGTTCTTCGTCGGGCACGTCGTGGCCGCTCATGCTTTCGGCGATGGCCTCCGCAATGGCGTCGTGCTTGGCGTCGGCGGATTGGCAATCCCCGGTATGGTCACAAAACCAACCTTCAATTAGAATCGCATATTCTTCGGTGCCGTTCAGGAAGGCCAAATCGGTTCGTTTTTTGGCGCCGCGATTGGTGAAATTGCCGGCCTCCGCGATGGCCGCTGAGACTTTCGACGCAAGGCTCGACTGGGTCACGTACAGAACTTCGACACCGTGGGCAGAATGATCGAAGGCATTGAGATGGATCGACACATCCAAATCGCGCGTCTGCGAATTGTGGAAATCAACAATACGATCGAGGTTCTCACTCTGGCTTGTTGAGACTGTGTCTGTATAGGTGACGACTTCGACGCCTGCGGCTTTCAGCTTGTCCGCAACGGCGTTCATCATTTTGATTGCTTGATCGACTTCATCGTGTTGCGGTGGCACGGGATAGCCCGATGCGCCTCGGATTTTAACGCCATGCCCGCTGCTGATTACGATTCTCATTTTGCCTGCTCCAACAGTTCGTGAACCTTTTGGCACGTTTCGCTGACGTTAACATTCTTGCCATCGGTCGTGAACACGATGCAGTGCGTGCCACGGGCGAAATGCTCCGCGTCGCGCACCGTGCGCAGCGTCGCCACGGTACCCGGATTAAGCTCGATCACCTGCCCGTCTGGTCCGGTCAGGCTGATCAAGCGCAGCGCTATGATCAACAAATAGACCGGCATCGCCATCACGCCCGCAGGATTGCAGATATACGAACCAGCCCGCGCGAATGCGCCGGGCGACGCTGCCATCGTGAAAGACGATGCAGTCAGATTGGATCGCCATCGCGCGCAGCGTTTCCGCCGCGAGGCTCGCGATCGGCACGGCGAGGCTGATGTGGCTCAATGCCGTGCTTTAAAGATCACTTACTGCCCGGCGGCACCAGTGGCTTTGGTGGCGGCCCGTCATAGGGCGGAAGTGGCGGATGCCTGCCGCTGCGCCACATCTCGGGGATGAGTCTCGGCAGTTGCTTGACGTTGCTCGCAGGACGGTGCGAGCCGCGTGATCCGTTTCCGCGCGTCGGCTGAATTGGAAGATTTGGTAGTAGCTTGTCCATGGTTGTTATCCAAAGTCCTTTCCACGATTGTCGATATAGCCTATGACCCAGACAAGGGTGCTTGCGGCGCCACCGGACAGATAAGTATACAGTCCCAAGGTCTCCGAAGTGCTGGCCACAGTTTCCCACGTCCCCTGAACTGTTTCCCCGTAGTAGCAATATGGCGCAAAGACGGGTACTTGGCTGACGCCAAAATAGTAATCATAAAAACCAAGCTGAGCCACCATGCCGGGCGACCCGCTGGTGAAGCTCAGTTGTGCCATGAGTTTGGCAACTGTGATGATTCCAGCCGGCACACTCGGAGGGGCAGACAAGCCGACTTGCGCCCAGGATTGTCCGCCCAAAAGGGAGCCAAACTCGGATTGATAGGTCGGGCCATTTCCCCATATGAACGTGTCGCCCCACTGGGCGTATGGGAACACGTTGCCGCCGCCGTCGAGACAGCAAGACGCGATGCGGCGAGCGCCATTGGTGCCGGGCGGGGCATGCGCGGCGACAGCGGAGTTATCGAAGAACACATCGAAGTTGTTGTTGATCATCGCAGCGAATATGTGATACCACGCGTTTCCTGCGAGCGGCGCTCCCGGCGCTAAGCCGCCATTGCCTGATCCGGGAGCGAAAGCGGCGAATGTCTTGCGCCATTGCGCAGGACCGGTATAGCTGATCACTACGCCATTGGGCGCCACGCATACGCCAGGATTTATCACTACGCCACTGCCAGCCGCACCCGTGGCGAAACCACCTATGTAGCGATTCAGTGCCGGACCTAACTGACCGCTTGGCCCCTGCGGCCCCTGCGGTCCTTGTGCGCCGGTAAGACCTACCGGACCTTGCGGTCCGGTTTGTCCGATCGGTCCATCTGCGCCTGTGGTTCCAGCCACACCTTGTATGCCCTGCGGTCCGGCCGGGCCGCCCGCGTCGCCACCGATGTTGAAGTTCCAGTCAGCGTGCGTGCCCGCAGTGCCAATCAGGTCAACGTTAATTGTCATGCCGGTGCCGCTATAGGCGGTGACAATTCCCTCCATAAAACTTGCCGGCGTGGCTGCGGAGGAAGCGCGCACTCTTGCGCCGACCGTGTAGGCCATTCCCGCTTGCGTGGCGAACGTCTGCGGCCCGAGCGCGACAGCGACCGATGTCGTGCTGGTGCCGCCATATGTTGGCCCGACTGGACCTTGCGGACCGATTGCCCCGGTCGCGCCTTGCAGGCCATTCGTCCCGGCGGTTCCTTGCGGCCCCTGCGTACCTTGCGGCCCCGGCGGCCCACCCGGATCGCCGGTCGGACCGCTTGGGCCGATCGTGCCTTGTGCGCCCGGCTGGCCAGCAACATTGATGTTCCATGAATTGAACCGCGTGCCGCCGCCACCGCCGATTAGATCGGCATTCATCACCAAAACGGAAGCGACGTCGTCGTAGCTCGTAACGATGCCTTCCATCCATTGAGCGGGCGTGGTGCTGGAGGCCGCCCGCACCCGCACCCCGGCGACGAAGCCAAGGCCAAACTCGTTCATGGTGAACGTCTGGGCGCCGAGCCCGGTCGTAACCGTGGAGTTGCTGGTACCGGCGATGACCGGACCGCGCGGCGCCATCGGCGCAGCGGTTATGGCGCCGACACTCCCCAGGCCCGGCACGCTGAGACTTTGAACGGTCACTTGGTCACTCCATCGATAATTTGCAGATCGATGTTCATCACCCGGCGCTGCCAAACGCCGTCGCTCGCCAGCATGTCGGCGACGTAGGTCCCCGGCGTCCGCGTCTTCATGGTGCTATACGGCACGTTGATGATCAAGAAGTTGTAGTTGGGCGTGGTCCCGACTTGAATGGTGTTATCTTCGGTGCTCGCCCATACGATCACTTCGGGATCGTCGGGAAACCGTCGCACCATAAGCTGAAAGTTGATGCCGCGAATGTCGAGCGGCAGCGGTGTGGTGTCGCCAGTGACATACTCGAAGGAGTCAACCCAGTCTTCATTGTTGCCGGTGGCGATCGTCGCCTGCGCTAGCGGCAGCGCCAGAACATTGGTGGACGTTATGGTCATGGTCAGGTCGTCGGCATGGTGATGGCCGCGATGCGCGTCGGCCAGTTGGCATCGGCAGTCGGGTCGGTCGGCAGGTTTGCGACCATGGCTTGGCCTTTCTGCCGCACTGCGTTGATGTAGCTAAAGCCTGACTGCGACGTGGCATAAATGTTTTGATAGACCGGTTCCCAGGTGGTGGGGTCATAGCCAAATTTCGTGATCGCTGTCTGCACCTGAGACAGCGCGACGAGTTGCTGAAAGTCGGTGAATGATTCTTGCACTCTGCGATAGGCTTCGTCATAGACGATCTGATCAACGTTGTCAGTGCGCCAAGACGACAGCAGTGTCGTCAAACCGGTTTGTGAGTCCTGCTGTATCGCGCTCGATGGCAATGACAGCAGCGCCGCGTCCGTGCCCAGGTGATCGCGCGGTAACACCGGGACGTCAGAGTACGACGCGACCACTGGCGGGTTGGTGTCGGAAAGATCAGTGCGATTGACAAAGACTTGCATGGCCTAGAACCCTATCGTCCGAACGCGTATGAGCCGCCGTTACCCTCACCGCCATTGAATGGCGGACTAGACGTGTTGAACACACAACTGTCTTCCAAACAAACGGCGGCGAGCAAGGATTGATTATCCCAGATGGCGTTCTGCGCGAAATTGCATTGGACGGCATGGCAGAAGCCTTGGGCCAGAGGTTGGATTCCGGTCTGGTTGCACAGAAGGTAATCTTGAATTCCGAGCCACTGGGACTGCTCATCGGCGTTGATCCCGGTGTAGAAGTTGCTGCACCAGAAACTGAGGTTCGAGCGAATGAAGCCAGTGGCAAAGCGCGATGACGCACCGTTGATGCTGGCCGTGCCATAACAACCGATGCAGATCATATAACCTTCGCCCTCGAAGCAGGCAAATCCCATCCCCCATGCCATGATGTTGTTGCAGGTTATCATCCGCCCCGGCAAGCAATATACAGCGCTGCTTCCGTCCCACCACGCGGCGGGATTACCAGGATTGGTTGCCGCGTTGAACGGCCCGATGAAGGCGATGTCCTGAATGGTCGGGTTACCAGGACCGATGTTCACAGCGCCGATCTGTCCATTGCTCAACCAGCATTGGGTGCCGTACCGGGACTTGATCATGTTCAGATTGTTCCACCCGTCATTGACTTGGTTATTATAGGTGGCGCCAGTACGATACATCTCGTTGATACCGGGTGGCGCCGCCAGCATCGTGCCCTGAATGACAATGCGATCCGCATCGGGGTGATAAATCGAGAATGGAGAGATGGTTACTGCACCAACTTTGATTAAAACAGTCGCCGCCGGACTGATGCGCTTGCGCTGGATCGCGGCGAGGGCCGTGGGTATGCTCGGGTAGGAGGCAGTCGGGACGTTCAGCGTCACACTGGTATTGATCAGCAAGTTCGGCGTGACCTGGAAATTGGTGCCGTCAAAGGTAAACAGCTTGATGTCGCCAAGAGTAATATCGCCCTGCAACAAATCGCCGCTACCCATCACCTTACAAGGTCGCGCCGCCAAAGCATTGACCTGAAGCGTGGTTGCTTGAGTCGTCGTGTTGGCAACTCTCACCAGGAACAAATCCCCGGCCTTGATGCTGGTAATGGCCGGCGAGAATGGAGCGATGATCACATTGGCCGTGGTCGATGTGTCAACGCAATAAGGAATATTGCTGTAGTTGTTGATGATATCCCCGGCAGCCTGACCACCGAGATAGTTCACCATCTGAAAACCGGTGCCATCGAACACGATATCGACAATGCCGCCGGCCGGTAAGTCGTTTGGCAGGACGTTGCTGCCATCTGGCCGCCGCACATAGACACGGCCACACCCGGCGTCGATCGTGGCGCCCGACGTATTGGTTTGATTGACCCTGACTCTAAGTGGCAAACCCAGCGTGTACTTGACCAGCGGCGGGTTGAGCGAAACCGAGAGCGTATTGATCGATCCGGTATCGAGGCAATAGTTGGCAAACTGCGAGCGCGTCGCTTGAAGCAACTGCGTCAAATCGGAATCGGTCGGAATAAAGCCATTGCTGACAATGGCGGAAATGATCTCCCGCTGCGGTTCCTCGAACACCGCAGCCGGCGGAATTGATCCCTGCATGCCGATTGGCGGATCGCCGTTGACATACGAGGCGTTCGGATCAGAAACCCCATAAGGCGGGACGTACTTCATGGCGTACCTTCCATCGATGAGGCGAAAGCCAGTTTGGAAAAATCGTAAATGAGATCGGTGTGCGCGGGCTTCCACCGGTCTATTAGACACAGAATCTCGGCTGGCACGCGGAACTCCAAATGATGGTCAACGCCCGCCTGACCGACGCCTGCGCGGAACCAGACCAAGCCCACGGTCCCAACCTCGACCGACCATGAAAAGCGCTGCTCGGGCGGCCCGATGTACCAACGAAAATTATCGGCTGGCGTCGGGCGTGTGTCCCCGGCTCGACTGATGCCCGCCATGAACGGGGCAAATTCTTTGATGTCGATGCTCGTCGCCGGATAGCCGAGCCACTGCATCACCTTGGTGAAATAGGCGCGCGATTGCCCGCCCATCCAGGTCATGACCATGATCAGCATTTTTTGCCGCTCGCCGATCGTGGTGGCGGATGGCAAGCAGGGATCGGGCAAACCCCAAGCCCGTTCCCAGTCCGGCAATAGCTCGATCGTGTAGCGCGGGTCGCTCTCGCGTTCCAACAAGTCGGCGGCGCGCCCGTCAACAAATCCCCAGTAGCCTGCAAGCCCGTTGCACGCCATCACCAATGTCGATTCGGGATGGCGCGGCCATGCCTGTCCGTGCGGCAGCAATTCTATGAATGCGCGCGCGTAGTCATCGCCGCTGCGGCGCACGTGACGATCGAGCGTCGGCGTCGGCACATCGCTAGCCGAGGACATCTGGGCCACCGAGAACGCTCTGACCAAGAACGAATGGAGCAGGACGAGTTGGAGCAGCAGCGTCTGAAGCGGGCTGATCGTAAAAAATATTCCCAAGCACAGCTATATGTCCCGGCGACGCCATGATTGCATCCGGCGTATTTAATAAGTCGAACGAAATCACTCCCGGCGCATTCATGATCGCGTAGCTAATCCACGCGGTGTAGATCGTCTGCCCAGGCGCCTGCTGAAAGAACAGCATTGCTTGCAAACTCTGTTCGATCGCAGCACGCACTGCCAAGGTATTGGGATTAAGCTGAAAGATGTGCAGATCGACGCGCTGCGGCAGCGGCGCCAGCACCCAGAAATCCTTGACTGCAACCGGGCGCACCGTATCGATATAAGCAGCGACGCTGTCGAGATCGTTCTGGATGGGGAAGCCGTTATTGCTGGCGCGCAGATCATCAAACATCACGCGCACGGTGACCGTGCCCATGCCCATTTCCAGCGGCGAGCACCACGCGCGGGTACAGCCAGGGACAGCAAGAGCCCACTGCTCGTAATCGCTCTTATCGCCGCCCTGCGGCGGCTGGCGAATGCGCTTGAGTACGCGCGCACGCAATTCGTCATCCGTCTCGATGTCAGTCCCGCCGTCGATTTCAACCACGGTGGCAACATTATCAACGCCGGTTGGTGCATTGATCACGGACAGTGTGCTGCCCGGATCGATATTGCCTATGCTGCCGGGAGTGATTGCCCGCACGGCGACCGGCTCGGGCGCATTTGCTGCCAGAACGACTGGCGCGGTGGTTTCATAAGCAACGACGTTGCCGAACGTCATTTGCGTGGCGATCGGCACGGTCGTGAAGGCAACGCCGGTCATGGTAACCGTGCCACTCGCCAAGGTCGGCAATTTGCGGCCGACCTGACCGCT